AGATCATATATTTCATCAAGGCAAAGGTAAATAACATTGAAGACGTAGTTTCGACAACTATGTTAATCAGATGAGGTTATCTACCTTTCTTTTCCGGAAAAAAAAATCACTAGGAGATAAAAATAAATGTCACAAGTAAAGAAAATCCGTTGGGTGCTAGCACATGAGCCAATCGAGCTTTTCATTCGTGCCGCTAAAGTTTTTGAAGCAGAAATTGCTGAAAAAGCCGCTGGTAAGTTTGAAATCGAAGTAATGACTCTTGCTGAGTACTCTGCAAAATACAACGATGGTAAAATCGTTACTAAGCACGAACTAGTTGATCTATTAGACGCTGGTAAAATTGAAATGTCACAGACATACACAGTTTCACTAGGTCAGATCTGCCCAGACTTCCGTGCATTAGATCTACCATTCTTGTTTAAAGATCACGACCATGCTAGCCGCGTATTCGAAGGCGAAGTTGGTGCAAGTCTACTAGACGGCCTAGAGCAGTCTGGTAAAGGCGTTAAAGGTCTAGCATTTACATACAGCGGCGGCTTCCGTATTGTCCCAGGACAAGAAGCTGTTAACAAGATCGAAGATCTACGTGGTATGAAAGTTCGCACATCATTCTCACCAGTTGCTATTGATACATTCAAAGCACTTGGCGCTGATGTAGTTCCAATGGAACTTGAAGAGCTATCTGAAGGTATTGCAAACGCTGATGTAACAATCGGTGAAAGCACATACCCACGTGTTTACGCACTAGGTCAGAACAAAGTATCTAAAGTTGTTAACCACACTGAGCACAGTTTGTTCCTAACTTCTATCCTAGTTGGTAGCAAAGTTTGGGAATCTTTATCTGCAGAAGAGCAAGCAATTGTTGCCGATGCTGCTAAAGTTGCCGCAAGACACGAACGTGAAATCAGTATCGCTGACGTTGCACTAACACAGGCACGTTGCGAGCAAGACGGTATTGAAGTTGTACGCCTAAGCAAAGAAGAGCAAGCTCGCTTTGCTGATGCAACAGCACATCTGTATACCCAAGTTGAGTCATACGGCATTAACCCAACAGTTGTTGATGCAATTAAGCGTGCTTAATTGATTAAAACTTAAAAAAAAGGCACCGCAAGGTGCCTTTTTTTACGGCGGCACACTATTGATGTAAATACAGTAATAAAACCATAAGGTATAGCAGTATGACTAAAAAACTCGAAGATTTCTTTAATATCGATAATACACAACCAGACGATATTGAGCCAGCCTACCCAGACGATGACGGTCCGCTAACCACTGATCAACTCGAACAGGTGCAACGTTCAGTGACAGTTAGTTCAGCGACTATAAGAGAAGTAGATGCAGCCATTGAAAAGATCGACGTTGCATTGCCTACTATTCGAGATCTAGATGCTAGTGATGCAGAGATGGACGACCTTGCTAAACTAGCTCAAGAAAAATTTCAGGACTTAATGGATCTAGGCATGAACGTAGAGCCGAGATTCAGCGGAGTTATACTACAGACAGCTAGCACTTTACTAGGGCATGCAATCACCGCAAAGACAGCAAAGATAGATAAAAAATTAAAAATGGTACAGTTGCAATTACAAAAAGCAAAACTAGACCAGCAGATTAAAAAAGACAATAAAGCAAACGAAAATGATGCCGACGAGCCACTAAGTGGCACAGGCATGATAATTGATAGGGATACATTGTTGAAGCAAATCCTTGACGCAAGTAAAAAAGATTAATCTGATAAATATTATACAAATACGCTAGTAAAAAGGCTAATAACTTACATGAAAACATTTGCAACCTATTATTTCGAGTCTGACAAGATTTACGAATTTAAAATTAAAATTGCTAACATCAAGTTAACAAAAGATATCATTGACCGCATTAAAAACGCATGCGATGTATTTCAAGTTGAAACGATGAGCAAGCCTAAGTCGGCACCAATTGGTGAGCATCCAGAATTTCGCCGTCTAGGTGCAATCGAAACAGAAACATTTAACATTGAGATGAAGTACCCTGCTACAGCCGAAGTGTTGCAACGATTAATTACTACTCGTGCAATGATTCCTGCGCAGTTTATTGCTATTGCTAGAGCCGGTGATGCGTTCGACGTCGAAGATCAAGACGCCGAAGACGATGCTGGTAAACAAGACACAGTTGGGCAAAAGCGTATAGACAGCATGCTCAAGGATTTTGAAAAAAATTCAACAAAATTTAAAACTGCTAAAGCAAACTAAGGAACTTATTATGAACGAGATTTTATCATTACTAAAAACATTTGCTCAGGAAGAGCCTAATGTTACTACAGACAACACTGCTGTATGCGAATCCTGCGGCGGCAATATGAATGAACAACCGATGGTTATTTCATTGAGTGACATTCTACGACTTGCTGGAATGGATAGTATGCCGTCTGCACAACAACCAACCGAAGTACCAGCGAGCGCCGATACATGCACCTGCCCGCATTGCGGATCTGCTCATTCGCCAGTTAGTGAAGAACAAATTGAAGAAGGCAAGCAAGATCGTATTCAGAAGGCACGTGATTTAATAGATAGAGCATGTGGTCTGGATGCGTGTAACCCAGAGGAATTAGGTGACCATCGTATTGACATGATCGCACAAGAAACAGGATTAAAACGTGGACACGTAAAATCAATAGCAAATCATATGGATGATGAAGATGATATCAAAGAAACAGCAACACGTGAACTTACTGATGCTGACAACAAAGTCCTGGCAATGGTTAAAAAACAAATTCGTGAAATGGAACAAGCCCTGACAACTGCCTCTTCCGAGGATAGTCGTTATTATACAGATCGATTAAGCGACCTTCACGACATGGTTAAAATGATTCACGGTGAAGAGCCACTTGGATTAGATACCGACGTAATGGATGAAGTAAGCGACATGTATCGTTCAATTGGTGCTAGCATGTATGAGTCTGGTTCTCGAGTTAAAGAAGACGACGATGGAATGGGTTCAGCTTTTATGAAAGCATACGAAACGCTACTTCGTAATAAGCAATAAATGCGTTATAGCGAAATTATCAGCGAGGCTAAGACTAAGAAGTTGCGTAAAAGCGCACGACATAGCTTGCCTCACGCTGAAATTCTAGATGCTGATCCGTACACTGCGTATAGATTCGCTGTTAGTGTTGCAGGATCACCAACTGGTCCTGATTTTCATGAAGCCGGGCCAACTCAAGGTAGATTTACTATTTTGCCGTATAGCGACGGCGATCGAGCTATAATTGATGCAGCTAAAAAGAAAATGGGCATTAAGAGTAAAAAAATTAGCAAAGGCAATAGTAGCACCGAAATGCCTGGTGTTAATACAGTTAGTCCAATGACACCAAAGGGCCCAGTCAAGCGTAAAAACAAATGAAGCTAGATGATATGTTCGGGCAAGAAATTGACGAATTGGTGCGACTAGCAGGTATTACTAAACACACCTCTTCTGACAACCTCACTGATACTGCTAGCGAAAAAGCTAACTATCAGAAGACTAACGATATTAAGCCAGGAACAGAAGAATGGTTTCGCCTTTGGTTTGCTAGACCATATTTAACTGGCGAAAAACCTTATTAACCTACGCCGGCTTTTATTTGCGATTCTTCTATCCCGAGGTAAGGCAACCACTCCTGGTAGTAATGGATTTTAGTAGGGCGCTTCTTCCACTTTGCAACTAAGTTAAAGTATTCTGGGCGAAATGGTTCACGCAATGGCTTCATTAGTTTGGAGCCTTTTTTATGATTGCACGGCTTGCATGCAGTTACACAGTTTTCCCACGAGGTGTTTCCGTTAGCCATTTTAGGAATTACGTGATCGATTGTTAAATCCTTCTTATCAAACACATCTTCGCAATACTGACATTGGTACATATCCCGCAAGTATAAGTTAGTACGTGTAAACTTAACATGCTTCATTGGGTTAAAGTATTCCTTAGTAACGCAAACACTAGGGATAGGCATTGTGATATGACTGCTTCTAGCAACACGGTCATCGTGGTTGGCTAGCACAGTAACTTTATCTAAGAAAATTAGCTTAATGGCCTGCTGCCATCCAATCACACTTAGCGGCAGGATACTAATAGGTTCGAAATTAGCGTTTAACAGTAAGGTATCACTCATGACATATGTACTTAGCAGTGGGTTATTCTTGCAACACCAAACGTATACGGTGATAAGTATTATAGCAATATATTTAATGATTGTAAATACCATGTGGAATAAATTTATCTATGGCTAAAAGTTTAGAAGGTGTGTTGGTTAAACCAGCGCACGTTAAAGAATCTTACACCCAATCCCAGTTAATCGACTTTGCTAGGTGCGCAGATCCTATTAGCGGTCCACGGCATTTCTTGTCAAGACACTTTTTTATTCAACACCCGACTAAAGGACGACTAACATACCAACCGTTTGACTATCAAGATGAACTAATTGATGTTTACCATAACAATAGATTTAGTATTAACCTATTAGGTCGACAAATGGGTAAAACCACAACAGCCGCAGGGTATTTACTTTGGTATGCTATGTTTGTCCCCGACAGTACTATCCTTATTGCCGCGCACAAATATACTGGAGCACAGGAGATTATGCAACGTATAAGATATGCGTATGAGTTGTGCCCTAACCATATTCGTGCTGGTGTAACTAGTTACAACAAAGGGTCAATTGATTTCGAAAACGGTAGTCGCATTGTTAGTGCTACTACAACAGAAACAACTGGACGAGGTATGTCAATTTCGTTACTATACGCCGACGAGTTTGCATTTGTTAGAAATACTATTGCAAAAGAGTTTTGGACGTCGATTAGTCCTACGTTAGCAACAGGCGGTAAGGCAATTATTACATCTACGCCAAACAGCGACGAAGATCAGTTCTGGTTAATTTGGAAAGGCGCAAATCGCACAACAGACGAGTTTGGTAACGAGCGCCCAGATGGTCGAGGAGAAAACGGATTCCGTGGGTATGTTGCAACGTGGGACAGGCACCCTGAACGTGATGTGGCATGGGCAGATCAAGAACGTGCTAGTATTGGCATAGAGCGCTTTAAGCGAGAGCATGAATGCGAACCTATCATATACGACGAAACATTAATTTCTCCTTCTAAATTAATGGACATAACAGGTATAGAGCCAGTTGAAAAACAAGGACAAGTACGTTGGTTTAAAAAGCCTGACCGCAACTGCCAGTATGTTATTGCACTAGATCCTAGTTTAGGAACAGGCGGAGATAACGCTGCAATTCAAGTATTCGAAGTACCTAGTCTAATCCAAGTAGCAGAATGGAAACACAATAGAACAGTAATACAGCGGCAGATTGCTATTCTTAAAGAAATAGTTGATCATATTAACGATACCGTTAACTCGCCTAACAAAATTTATTATAGCATTGAAAATAATACACTAGGAGAGGCAGGGCTAATGAGCATTGCTGACATTGGTGAAGAAAACATCCGCGGAGTATTTTTAAGCGAACCTCCCAAGGCTGGGTCCGGACGTCGGTATCGCAAAGGATTTAATACCACTGCAAAAAGTAAGCTAATTGCTTGTTCAAAGTTTAAAACGCTATTAGAGTCAGACCGTCTAACTATAAACAGTAAAGCACTAGTAACAGAGCTTAAGAATTTTGTGTCAATCGGAGTGTCCTTTGCGGCTAAGCCTGGAGAAAAAGACGACTTAGTAATGTCAACTTTGTTAATTGTCAGAATGGTTATGATGTTACAAAACTACGATGCGGAGTTAGATAACAAACTAAAAGATAGTCTTGACGATTATATAGAACCAATGCCATTTATAATGCTATGATTATTGAACAAATACCTCCGGCCCCAAATTTATTTTTGCTAGCCAATATAGTGACACCAGACTTGGCATTGCGTATTACAACACATAATTGGTTAGCAGAAAGTGTGTTAAAAAAACAAGAAGGTCAAGAGTCATGGGACCGTCACATGGTAGACAACCATGTATTGATCACCGAGTTTGAATCCCAAATAAATGATAAATTATATCAAATTAACGAAGTAGGCGATACTAACTACCAGTTTGCAGAAGGTACCCGGATATGGATCGATACCGCAGGGTTTACAGTACCAATGCACCTAGATGGTACATTGCCCAGCGCCATGCAATGTTTTTGGCATGGCGAAGCTGAATGCGGAACTAGCTTTTATAACAGTAATAACGAAGAAGACGTACGGTACATCTTTAAAGCAATTGACAACACAGGCTATTATATGCGTAATCCGGACCCGGAAACAAATAGCCTATGGCATGCAATGCTAGTACCAACGACTAAATTAAGAATTACAAGTTACACATATTTTAGATAAAGGTAAATAGTATTACTATGCAAGAATTAGATAAAATTTCATCTTTGTTATTTGACAAAATTAGAGGTCGGTTTAACGACGTGTCGCTTGGCGATGACACGGGCAAAAATGCCACTGACCCAGAAAAAGCAAGATTTTTTAATTTTGACTTTGTGGTTAACGACAAAAACTTTGGTAACGTTACTATAAGTTTAATAGATGGCACCAGCTTAAAAGTATATTTTAACAAGGATATTGCAGATAAACTTGAACGTGAAGATCAGGACACCTGGTACGATTTCCTTAAAGACATTAGGAGATTCTCTAAGAAGAATATGCTAGCGTTTGATACTAGAGATATAAACCGCAATTCACTTGATATTAGAGACATTATGCAACAAACTAAATCATCATCGCAATGGGATGGTGATGAAATTAAGATTCAGGAAAGTAAAATGTACGGAACACGAACAAAAAGCTACGACACAGTAGGCGAAACTCGTTTAATTGTTAGACATAGCAGTTTAGTAGATGACGAAAAGCGTGGAGCACGTACACGTAACATTGAAAGTATTTTTGTTGAAACAGCCGACGGTGAGCGTTTTAAATTACCATTTACTAGTTTGCACGGCGCCAGGGCAATTGGCCAACACGTAGCCAGTGGTGGTACAATTGTCGACGACAGGTCCAGCGAAATCTTTGCGATGGTTGAGGAAGTACAGCAGTTAGGTAAATTCCTACGTGCTACTCGCAACGGTCAAGCCTTTGAGGACACTGAAGTCCCAGCAATGGTTGATGCAGCTCGCGACCGATTCTTCGAAGTACGTAAAGGACTTAAAGCAATGCGCGGTCCAAAAGGGTATGCAAGATTTTGGGAAAACTATGTATCAAGCGATGCAGTTGAGATTGGCGAAGATGGCGACGCCCTTAGAGAAAGATTCACTAAAAAGTTTTTGGACCAACGCATTGAAGAAGCGCTACCGTATGTCTACGCCGCACACGAGGCTCGACAAAGCCGCTTAGATAGTAGAAGTAATTTAGCACTAGCATTCGAACAGTGGGTAGAAGAAGTTTTAGCATCCGACGAGCTAACAGAAGGCACGTGGGCATTACCGTCTGACGAGAATGCTGTCCGCAAGTTTAACGAAATAATGGCTAAACCACTCGAGTTCGGACCGGATGGTGATAACGCTGCTAGTGCATTATACGATATTTTTGGCGACGATGAGCTGTTTGACGAACTGTATGCCGAATCTCAAAACCAAGCACCAGCAAGTGATGCTCGTCCAACTATTGTTAAATGGTTTACAGGGTTTTATAAAAATCTAGTACGTGATAATTTCGACGGCGCCTCACGTAAACATATTGATGCTATTGCAAATGGTTTACGCAACTGGAAGCCGCAACAAGATGCAGTTACATCAACCGACGAATCGTCAAGTGCAGAAAATCTAGCTAAAAGCGAAGTTATAGCCGCACTAAAATCAGCACCGGCTACGTCACCTGGTGTTCCAACTGGTAAAGATGTTTCGGAAGAACTTGACGAAGATTCTGATGTACTAGACTTCAGTGCAATTAAACGACTAGCAGGAATTTAACCAAAATATACATTTTCTCCTAAAAAAGTGCTTGACTGCTAAATAGAATTAGCATATACTATGTATGTGCTAAGGCAAATAACACATTATGGCACACTTTACAAGGAGAAAATTATTATGGCTACATTGGCTGAAATTCGTGCAAAACTAAACGCTCAAGAGAACCGCACAGGTTCTAATCAAGGTGGCGGAGACAACGCTATCTTTGCTCACTGGAACATCCCAGAGGGTACAACTTCCAGAATCCGTTTCCTTCCTGACGCAGACTCAAAGAATGATTTCTATTGGGTTGAGCGAGCAATGATTCGCCTACCATTCAATGGTATCAAAGGCGATGTTAACAGCAAACCACAAATTGTACAAGTACCGTGCGTAGAAATGTATGGGGAGTCATGCCCTATTCTAGCAGAAGTACGTGCATGGTTTAAAGACTCTTCGCTAGAAGAAATGGGTCGTAAGTACTGGAAAAAACGCAGTTACTTGTTCCAGGGCTTTGTGCGCGAAAGTTCATTAAATGAAGATAGCACACCAGAAAACCCAATCCGTAGATTTATTATCAGTCCGCAAATTTTTAACATTGTTAAAGCGGCACTAATGGATCCTGAGATGGAAGAACTCCCAACTGATCTCGAACGCGGACTAGACTTTAATGTCGTTAAAACAAGCAAGGGCGGCTACGCTGACTATTCAACATCTAAATACTCACGCAAAGAGAGTGCGTTGACTAGTATTGAATTGGCTGCAATGGAGCAACATGGACTCCATAACTTGTCTGACTTCTTACCTAAGAAGCCAACTGATGTTGAACTTAAAATCATTCATGAAATGTTCGAAGCTAGTGTTGACGGGCAAGCATATGATCCAGACCGCTGGGCCGCTTACTACAAGCCAAGCGGATTTACAGGTAGCGGCAATGCAAAACCAGTAGCATCAGCGCCGACGCCTACACCAGTGCCAACGCCTACGCAGAGTGCAAGTAACGATGTAGACAGTGATGACGCACCAGTTGAGTCTGCCCCAGCTACTTCTGCTCCAGCTACAGGCAGCGACTCTGGCAAACGTGCCGAGGACATCTTGGCAATGATTCGTAATCGTCAGAAGTAAACGCAACAAAAAAGGTATTAACCAGGTTAATACCTTTTTTAATACTCTAGACATATACGAATAACTAGTGTAAAATAAGAACATTAATGAGGAGTTACAATGGCTAAACCATTTGACGTAAGTAAGTTTCGTAAAAGTATTACGAAATCAATCGAAGGCCTATCAGTGGGCTTTAACGACCCAACTGATTGGGTATCAACAAATAACTATGCACTAAACTATTTGATTAGTGGAGACTTTAATCGCGGCATTCCACTAGGTAAAGTTACTGTATTTGCAGGCGAGTCTGGTGCTGGTAAATCGTTTATCTGCTCAGGCAACCTAGTTGCTAATGCACAAAAACAAGGTATCTTTCCAATTCTAATCGACACCGAAAATGCACTAGATGAAAAGTGGTTGCATGCACTTGATGTTGATACTAGCGAAGGAAAATTGCTAAAACTAAACATGGCAATGATTGATGACGTTGCTAAGATGATTAGTGAGTTTGTTGCTCAGTACAAAACATTGCCCGAAGACGATCGTCCTAAAGTTCTGTTTGTTCTTGACTCGTTGGGTATGTTGCTGACACCAACAGACGTTAACCAGTTTAACGCAGGTGACATGAAAGGTGATATGGGTCGTAAGCCCAAGGCATTAACAGCACTTGTTCGTAACTGTGTAAACATGTTTGGCAGCTTGAACTTAGGACTAGTTGCAACAAATCATACATACGCCTCGCAAGATATGTTTGACCCAGACGACAAGATCTCCGGCGGTCAAGGCTTCATCTATGCAAGTAGTATCGTAGTTGCAATGAAGAAAATGAAGTTAAAGGAAGACGAAGACGGCAACAAGATCACACAGGTCAAAGGCATTCGTGCAGGTTGTAAGATCATGAAGACACGTTATGCTAAGCCGTTTGAATCAGTGCAAGTTAAGATTCCGTACGAAACAGGTATGAATCCTTACTCGGGATTAACTGACTTGATCGAAGCCAAGGGCTTGCTGAAGAAAGAAGGCAACAGTCTTGTTTATACCACAGCCGACGGCGAGATTATCAAGAAGTTCCGTAAGGGCTGGGAACGCAATGATGACGGGTGCTTGGATACAGTAATGGCAAATATTACTGACAACCCACACATGTTTGACAAAAAAATGTCGCTTGAAGAAGAGCAAGTTGACGAAACATCATTAGTAGCTGAATAATAGAAAGGCATATAGCATGGAACAAGTTGAAAATTTGATCTCTACGTATAAGATTCTGATGGAATATATTCCTAGTAAAGACGCACAAGGTGCCGCTGACCATTTAATGAGTGTGCTAATTGAGTCACTTGATGAAGAGGCAATGGACGAACTAGTAGGAAACTCAGACAGCTATCTGAAACGCTCTTTTAAAGAGTACGATGTTGAAGAAGACACCGACGATGACGAAGGCTACTATGACGAGTAATAGTAATGATGTGCTAGTGCGAGTTAAGAACCTGCAAGCATTTGAAGTAACAACAACAGTGCCTACCCCGTTTAATTTTAAAGGTCCGGTACCATTTGATGTTGTAATCAATGATAACGTTGCGGTATGTTCGGTGCTAGCACTAAACCTCGAAGAAGCAACCACTATTGTTGAATCTTTTTTTAATAGCAAGGAATCTTAATGTGGTATAATAAAGTCGTACAAGATCTGAGTAATCTGCCAGACTTTATTTCATATTATGAACATGAAGCGGTGTCTGCACGAGCAGACATCCGCATATCTGGGAATGTTGAGCGCAATCTTAAAGAAATGCCGGGTATCACTGAGCATCGATTTAATCAGTTACAGGAAATTGAAGCTGTACTCGAGTTTTTAAATATACAATTGCGTAAAATTAGGCGCGGACATTTTCAGAAATACTTAGAAAAATATAATCGTGCATTGTCAAGTCGCGATGCTGAAAAGTATGTAGACGGCGAAGATGAAGTAATTGATATGGAAACGCTTATTAACGAAGTAAGCCTACTGCGTAATAGATGGCTAGGTATTCACAAAGGGCTGGACAATAAACAATGGATGATAGGACACATTGTTAAGTTGCGAACAGCTGGTATGGAAGATGTTACCGTATAACGACGACATGGTTGACTTATTAATTGATGAATGGCATCAATTAAAGCAATGTCATGTTAGTACGTTTAAATCAGTATTCCAATGCCAGCGTACAATAGATCAGTTAAGTAAAGAAGCAACAGCATTAGTAGCATTACGATTTGACGGTGCAAGCAACGCAGAACTTTCTGTTGCATGCAACCAGTTTGCAAACAATCTTGCTGAATATAGTAAGAGAATAACATTCGAGATTTTAAAAAATGGACCAATTCTCAAGTCAGTACCAAAGTCATCTACATAGTTTAAAAACATTAAACTTGTTGTACGAGTATGACAGTTTCCTTGATAGTATTAAAGTAATTGCAGATATGGGTGCGGGAGCAGGCTACGACACTAAATGGTGGAGTGAACTGCAAACCAGAGATAATCCGCCGGAGCCCAGGAACTACTGGGTGTATGCAGTTGACCGTTACAAAAAATTTGAACCGGACAATGTTAAAGGTGATCGGGTAAAACAAATCGTTAGCGACTTTGAAACAGTTAAGCTACCGACTCCAGTGGATCTAATTTGGTGTCACGACAGCTTTCAGTTTGTACTTGATCCAATTAAAACATTAAGGAATTGGAACAGCTTGTTAGTTCAAGACGGTATGATGATTCTTAGTTTCCCGCAATTGTCTAGTTACGTAAATCGACAGTATAGTAACCGAGTATACTCTAATACATATTATAATCATAACATTGTTAGCTTGATGTATATGCTAGGTGTGTGCGGATTCGACTGCAACGATGCATATTTTTATCGTGATCCGTCGGATAAGAACCCATGGATTCATGCGGCAGTGTATAAAGCGTCTGGCCCATTGGATCCAGCAACTACTACATTGTGGGATTTAGCAGATAAAAATCTATTAAATCCTAGTGCTGTTGCCTGTTTAGAAAGACATGGGCACCTCAGACAGGAAGAGATTCTTACAACGTGGTTTGATAAAGATTTCTATAGAGTAGTATGAAAATAGCGTTAGTAACAGGCGGATTTGACCCGATACATTCAGGGCATATCGCATTAATCAATGATGCAAGGCAATATGCCGACGAAGTATGGGTAGGAATTAATAGCGATGCGTGGCTTATCCGAAAAAAAGGATTTGCATTCATGCCCGCCGACGAGCGCCGTGCGGTAGTAGAATCGTTACGTGGCGTAGCTAAAGTCATTGAGTGGGACGATAGCGACAATTCTGCTAGTGGCGCTATATTAGAGTGCATACGTAACGGAGCCGATCATGTAGTGTTTTGCAACGGCGGCGATCGTAGTAGTATCAACAGGCTGCCGCTACCAGAAGTGTTCTGGTCAAAGCACGATAAGGTTACATTCGAATTTGGAGTAGGCGGCAACACTAAGAAAAATTCAAGCAGTAGCATAACTGAAAACTTTAAAGCACCTAAGACTGAGCGCACATGGGGATATTACCGTGTGATATACGAAGCACCAGGTGTAAAAGTAAAAGAGTTAACAGTAAATCCAGGCGCAAGTTTAAGTATGCAACAGCATAGTAAACGTAGCGAATTTTGGTTAATTACTTCGGGCATGTGCGTAATTAACACAGCCGACAAAGACAGAGAACCGCAACTTATTACAAAGCACCAAAGTACTTTTATTCCGGTAACTATGTGGCATCAGATTGTAAATCCGTTTCCGGAACCTTGTAGTATTGTTGAAATACAGTATGGTTCCGAAACAGATGAAGAAGATATAGAACGCTGGAAAAGTTAATTACGGATGCACTTCTTGTGCATCTGTATTTTTAACATAATACTGAGGTTCAGCTACGTCGAGCATTATTCCTTTGGCTAAATCGTAGTATCCATGATTTGCTAGATGACTAGCGGCACGTGCTTTACCAATAGCTTCAAAAAACTCTATAATTGCGTTAAACATTTTAAACTCCTGTGTAGGGTTTTTTACCCTGCATTAACATATGATATGCGTGTTCCCAGTCTTTTGAATACTCGGACTTGGCAAAACGCATAATTTCCTTATCGTAATCCTTTTTACGGAATACTACAACTATCTGTTTTAGTAAATTATGCATACCAACTCGAACGATTACGCAATATCTGTTCTGCACGTCTTTCGCCACTAGCAATCATTGCATCAAAAAATGCACGACCAAACGCTTTGAATGAGTTTTTAATTTTAGTAGCCATAACGACCTCCTGATTGGCGATCAAATGTGCGTACCCAGTGCTCGATTTCTGCAGGGCTAGTTGGGTTTTTGCTAGAGATAAAACTCTCTAGAGCGCTTTGACGATTTGTCTTGGTGATAACTCCTTGTAAGAGTTCTTTTAGTTTTTTAAACATTTTGTGTTTTCCTTAATGTGTGTGATATATTACATGTTGCATTGCAACACAGATTATTTAGCTTATCTCAGTAGAAACCATGAGATAAAACTGTTTGACATCGTTGACAGAGTATGTTATAATACAGCATAATTTAGAAAAGGTGTGTAGCATGGCATCAACTTATGCATTAATAACTCTAGTAGCAGGCAATTTAGTTAGTCATGTTAATTTTGATACATACGACGAGTGTGCAACGACAAAAATACAATTACTTGCACAAGACACATACACTATCGATATGGCCTGTATTGCAGGAAGTCCAGCACTTAGTAGTCGCGAAGCAACTGCATTAATGGTGGATTTAATGTCTCAAATGCAACAGCTAATTAATCGTACTACTGATCCCGAAGCCACAATAAAATCTAGTGGGACTGCAAATACGAAAACTAAATAATGATACTGGAACGGTGGCTGAGTGGCCGAAGGCAGCTCCTTGCTAAGGAGTCGGGTGTGTTAAAGCGCCCCGTGAGTTCGAATCTCACCCGTTCCGCCAAATTTATTGAAAGATTATATAATGGATATCAAACCAACTAAAACATTTAAGTTGAGTAAAACAACAAAACGTATTATAGCCTTAATGAAAGGTGCTAGTGCGGAGCAACGAAATAGTTTTAAACGAGCAATGATTCAAGCTCAATTAGCTGGCGAAATGCCAGCTAGACGTGAAAAAGAACGGAATTAAATTATGTCAGCCGGTGGTAAAGGATCAAGTCCACGACCTTATAGTGTAAGTCAATCGCAATTTAACGACAATTGGGAAGCAACTTTCGGAAAGAAAAAAGAATCGATTCCCATGCCCGGAACAATTGGGTCGGCTAAGTTGGTATTCCCACCAGACGTAGCGGATGATACTGCGGACACTTCGAAAGAAACAAAATAAGGTTTTTACCAAAAGGTGTAAAAAATGCTTGCTCAACTCTACAGTTAGTGCTATAATAGATGCATACGTTAAGAAATGTATCTGCCCTTAGCTCAGCAGGATAGAGCAACGCCCTTCTAAGGCGTGGGTCGGGAGTTCGAACCTCTCAGGGCAGGCCAACTAAATTGCGAGTATGGTGAAATAGGTAGACACAAGAGACTTAAAATCTCTCGCCGTAAGGTGTCCCGGTTCGACTCCGGGTACTCGCACCAATTTTAAATAGAGACTGCAATAATGCTTATAACAGATAAGTTTGACGAAGCACTAACAATCCTTCAAGAGGAATGTGGTGAACTAGTACAGGTTATTAGCAAAATTCGTCGATTTGGTATCAATGATACTTCAGTTAAAAACAAACGAGAATGGCTTGCCCAAGAGCTAGGTGACGTAGCCGCAATGATTGATATTCTTATTGACCAAGGGCATGTAACAGCAGACACCATTGAACAAGCTAAACAAGCTAAAAAATCTAAACTTAAAATTTATAGCAATTTGTATCGCTAGCTCTTCAGTGCTGTAACTATAAAACTATCATAAATATAGTTAAATATATCTTTACAGGATGCTAAGTTACCATGCGATTTACAGATTTTAAACTCTTACCAGAAGCAAGTATTCAAGACGCCAAGTACGGCGAAGGCCACCAGCTAATTTTAAGTAGTAGTAAAATGGGCAAACAAGTAGCGGCTGCAATACTTAAAATAGTTCCAGGATTTGCAGTTGACCAGCCAATTACAAAAACGCTAGCAGGGGCTGGACCTAAGATTCAAATCGGCACCGGCAATGCAATTACTGTAAAGTTAAAAGACGCAAATAACAAACAAATTCAGCTAGTTGGTCCAGCGTCACTAGGTGACGGGTTTAACCACTATAAAAGTGCAACCAGTAATGGCACTACGGCAGCAGGAGTAGCAAACCGTGGTGAGATCGCTGAGGGCATCTTAGGCGCAGCAATGGTTGCAAAGTTTGCTAAACGCACAACAACTGGTATTGGCGAAATTGCAGTCGGCGATGTAACAAAGGTGCTGGGTGCATTAGGCAAAAGTGGTAAAGATGAATATACTACCAGCATTGCTGGTCGCGACGGTGCTAATAAAGACATACTAATATTTGTACTAAAATTAAAAACAGTTCCGTATAAAGATTTAATGGATCCAGCCAAGCGAGATCTACTAGCTGATTTGTTTAGTAGTGCAGTACAGTATGCAAATGGGTCCATGACAACTCGTTACGCAGAATACTTTTATCAAAATCACCAAGACGATATGATTAAAGTTATTAGCGATGGAGTCACTGGCGAAGCATCACGTAAGACTGATGTGTACGTTGAGGTAGAGAGCCCAATTGGTAGCACTCCGCGGACAACTAAACTTGATATTAGTCTTAAGGCCGGTCCGGTTAAACAGTTTGGACAAGTTGGCGGGACTGGATTTAACAAACTAGTTGAGTTGTTCACTCCATTTGGTATTGATATAAGTGAGTACGAGGACGAGTACACTAATGCTACTGACAAAACAGAGGCATTATCTATGGTGTACGCCGGAGCCGCTGAACTAATGACTCAGCACATGGCCGGCGACAAGCGTGAAGAACAATTTATTCGAGAAGTGTTTAAAGGCATTAACTACTTCGGAACACTTAACAACCCTAATGTTAGATTAGTGCAATTCGATAAGGGTACGTACAGTGTGGTAGATTTTAATCGCTTACATAGTATAGTTGAAAAAATTAATTTAGTAGCAACAGTAAAGACTGATTCAACAGGCAAGCCGCAAATACATGTAGTTGATGCAAACTCAGGTGAGCGGTTCCTAACTTTCCGAGCAAAAATTGAAAACAAGGTTGATAAAGCAGGTAAGCCGTATCAGTACTTTCGTAATATCATCGAAAAAGAATCGCTACTAAGTAACCTAGCTAAAGTCAAGGGTTAAGCGAGCCTAAGGTATACATCTTGCTCATACACCATTGCCATTGACCGGCTGCAAAATGTACCGCTGGGTCCCTCCAGTATTCTCGATGCTGACTCAATTGGTGGTTTAACACACTAAAATGCTTTTTATATTCTTCGTCGGCCTGCCATCTGACATCCCGCATTGATAAAAATTTGTTTGCATAAACTAACTCTGTTCCGTCTACCTTCATTTTAGTCCACCCAGATTTAGCCACCGCAGGCTCGGTGTGCGGATTATAACTAGTCGGATAGATGATCCAGTCGTTTAAATCTTTAAGGGTGCTTAAAGGAAGCCCTAAATGACTAATCTTATTCCAGTGTTCAGGTTTAATAGGATCGTCCCGCCCGAAATGATATACGCTAACTAGCCTGGTAAGTAGTGATTTAGGCGGAATATTTAGCACCTCTGCTAAGTCCATTGCAGTAGCAACCCTGGCAATAGAGTATGCTTGCTTTGACACAATTCTCAGAGAAGTTGGGGTGCTTCCCCAATAAAATAGCTCGTCGTACTCTTCTGGTATACGTCGATGTTGGGTATTAATAGGAATGCATGAATCAATTTGATTATCGCGATACGAAACTCCCCACTGCCATTTACCTTTCATATCTCTCCACCGTGCAACCACTGGTTTATCGCATCCCCAGACTATGCACAGACGTTTGCTACTGTTCATAATTTGTCTAAACTCTGGGACAAATTCGCGCATAAACGATTTAGCATAATGACTAACACTATAATGGCTATTATGCATGTATGCACGATTCATCATATCTTCGTGGGAAAATAAATTGTATTGTTTAACAATTTCGCTTAAGTCAACTTGTCGTTGTTTAATTTTATAAGGATAACCTGCAGCATATGCGGCTTTTAATTTTGGATGCACATATTTTGTATCGCCGAAATCAGTAAGGCTGTCCTCGATGCCACCATCGTATTTGTAGCTTACGATTTCGTCTAGTTTAATATTGTTGCTAGTAAATGCATGGAATATGTTACTCGAATCTCGACCGCCGCTAAACATTAACACAACATAATCGTATTTGTCTCTGATTTCCTGGGCTCGTTGTCGATATAATTCGTCGAGTGATTCTGTAGGCTCTACGGTCCAATCGAAATGATTTGTTTCGTACTCATTAAAATTCCAAAAAAATGGCTTGTTAACCTCTTTTGATTTTTCGATAGCTTCGAGCTTACTGTATGTTTCGTAGTCGCCGACTGAATAAAATCCGAATACGTCTTTGTCGGCAGTTGGAATAGTAGTAGACGGAGAGTTAATTGATTTATGCGACCATAACATATATTGTGTCCTTTTTGCGAGAGGTTATACTTTGTTTGCTGTATTGATATTTATTTCTGTGCAGTGCTGGCCTATAAATATCTAGTACAGTTACAGTAGGACGCAACACTTATGACATCATTGAAATCACTATTAGATATGGATAACCCTAAGGGAAAAGGGATAATAGCGGCAGACAATGTTGGCGTTGATAAATGGCCAGACGAACACGGGAATATCATAACTGATGCTGACATATTGCTAACAAATGCAAAAATTCTAACAGTACCAGGCACAGTTAGGCAGCACCGGATTTTTTACAAAATACATCCTGAGAATCAACATACTGTTATGTTTTTACACGGCGGTACAGGCAGGGCGTATGCAGTTACATCCAGCGAGTTAGTAATGCCCAGTCGATATCTAGTAGATTGGCCATTGGAGTCGGGTGTTAATATTGTGGTAATTGATTTTGACCACGGCATGCCGTTCAATTGGCAGGGGCTAGTAGATAACGCTAAGTCTAAGTTGCCGACTAACTGCACCGGTAATACCGATTTTTTAAAACTATCATCAATGGTCGACGGTGTTCAATCAGACCTTGCCATTGGCTTTAACGATTTTATGATATTGCATCGGGCAGTAGCTACACTATCTCCAAATTCTACAATATGGGCTGCTGGGCATTGCAACTCTTGTTATTTTTTAGCAAAGTACTGCGACTTATTCCGTCCGGTCCCGTTCGCTGGCCTAATAATGCTAAGTCCGGCATGGAAATTAAATTGGCAAGATATATTGCAATATATGAAGTATTTTCGTCGACCTACTAACTTACCAATGCTCACAGTAAACCACAGCGATGATAGATGCACTGTAGTAGCGGAAAAAATAACACTAGATGTTGTTAGACAAGCTAGCCCGTCTCGGCATCGGCACGTGACACTAACCGGCGGCATAGATCAGGGGTTACCAAATTTTTCACTTGGGTACCATGGGTACTTTGGCCTTGACACTACAGTTATCAATGAGATTGTTAGTTTCGTAAATGATAAATAATATTGCAAGCGCAATGCTAGCACACACACTACACTAGGATATATACTATGAATAATACTACTACCAATTGGTGGCCTGTAACTGACGAAGAATGGGAACAGCTTAACTTCCCGTCTAAACCACCAACAAAAATTATGTAAAGAAACTGTTGACACTACTAAATAATAGTGTTACACTAGTAACAGTTTAAAGCAACACACGGTTGTTTTAACACAACAGACACATATCACACAAGGAGAACAACATGTCTACCAATAAGAACCCTTTCGAAATTCGCTTAGAACTTTTAAAAATGGCTAAAGAAATGATGGATCGACAATACGATCAAAACGTAGCTTTAGCTCAACAGGCATTTACTGAGTTTAAAACAGCAGGTAAGACTGCTGAAGATTTCTTAAAAGAGCATACACCAAAGATGTATGACCCACAAGAAATTATGAAAAAAGCAACAGAGCTGTACGGCTTTGTGAGCAAAAAAGACTAATACGATTTAGTTAAGTTGATGATTAAATAATGGGCCTTCGGGCCCATTATTTTTATCCGTGCATTTTGTGGTAAAAATACCACATAAATACTGGTTGACCAATTGGGATAAATTTTGTATAATACATACTGTATTAAACAATACGTGGGCCTGTAGCTCAGTTGGTCAGAGCAGTCGACTCATAATCGATTGGTCAACGGTTCAAGTCCGTTCGGGCCCACCAACTATATAATATAAGGAGTCGGTACATGAAAAATAAAACGGTGCCTCCATCTAAACCTCGCAACTTCCTAGCGATTATTGCTAAGTTTAAATCTGCAGGCAGTCATACTAAGCCGTATAAATCTCTACGGAAGCAACAAAAACAACAGCTTAAAAAAGATAACAAGGATAACTCTTTTACAAATCAAATAAGTTGCATTGCTTAATTTGTAAAAGAGTTGGACTTGGTTAAACAATGTAAACAACAAAAGAGAGCAACATGCCATCAGTATTCTTAGTAAGCGATACACACTTTGGCCACACTGGTGTATGTCGCTTCACACGTAACGACGGTGTTACAAAATTGCGTCCCTGGACAGATCCAGAAGAAATGGACGAAGCAATGGTTAAAGCGTGGAACGAACGTGTACGTCCTAACGACAAAGTCTATCACTTAGGCGATGTAGTTATTAACCGTAGATGTTTAACGACTTTAGCTCGCTTAAACGGTGACAAAGTGTTAATCCGCGGCAACCACGACATCTTTCGTGATACAGAATATACTGAATACTTTCGTGAATTACGTGCATACCATGTGATGAACGGAATGATATTGAGTCACATCCCTGTACACGAAGCAAGTTTGGGTCGATTTGGTGTTAACATCCACGGACACACTCACGCAAATCGTGTGATGAAAGCTCGTGGAGTCGATGCTAAAACAGGTGCTACATTATACAGTGATGAGATCGATACAAGATACCATTGCGTATGTGTAGAACAGACTCCAGACTTTGCTCCTATCTTATTTGAAGACGTTATCAAACGTATCAAAGCAGAGGGCGGCATAGTTGGCTTTAACAACGGCAACGGACCTACAATGTAGTCAACTTTACA